AACAATGGTAATATTAATATCTTTTTGTAATGCTGATAAATAAGTATCTCTAGCTACTTTGTCAGTCCAATTATCTGTTCTTCCTACTCTTAAACTTTTATAACCAGCACTTTCTCCAGCACCTTTGCCTAATCCATGTTCTTGATATTGTTTATAGATTCTTTTAGCCATAACATCATCTATAAATAAATTTGCTAATTGTGCTTTTTCTTTAATGCCAATTTTTTCACCTTTAGCTAATAATTCTATATAATCTAGTATTTTTGATCCGTTTACTAATGAAGCTATGTTTTTTACTCCTGTATTCCATAAATTCATTCCATTTATATAACTAAAATAAAAATTACTAATTTGTCCTGTTGTACGTTCAACAGTATTCATTAATCCAAACATATCAGAAGTATCTGCAAATAATGCAGCTCTAGTTCCTAAATACATATCTGCTGCTTCACCAGCTAATAAAGCATCTTTTTTAGATAGCTTTAACATTCTCCATCCCATATCATTAAAGAAACCTTCGTATAATCTTCCAAAATTTTTAGTAATACCATCTGCCATTACTAATCTAGCAACATCAGGAACTGCTGCTAATATTCCTGATAAATATGTCATAGCAGTTATATTTTTAGCAACTCTAATAGTTCTTGAAATAGCACCTTCTGGATTTGCAGATAACCCATATGTTCCTCTAATCAAACCAACATTAGCTTCTAAATCATCTAATACATCTATCATTTCTCTTTCTATAGCTTCTTTAGCTGATTTTGATTTAGCATTGAAAATTCTATCTGTGTACTCTTTATGTATTTGATTAATGCCTGGTTTAAAACCTCCAGCACCATAATTAATACCTAAAGCTCCAGGATCACCAAATCTTTCTGTTAAAACAATATCTGGCATTATAGATCTATAGTATCCTCTTAATAAACCAAATGTATCAGATTCAATAAAACCACCCTTAATTAATAATTCATCTGCAATATCTAAATTTCTAGCTTTTACATGATCTGAAATACCTGCTGGATTTGTTACATAACCAGTTTCACTATCAATAATTTTTTGCCATTTTTGTATTCTGTAAAAAGGTTGTTGAGTTAATATTTCATCTACTATTTCTTCAGCTTCTGAATACTTTGCATTTCTATTTTTCTTAATTAATGAATCAAAAACAAGTTTTGTAAATTGAGTCTTATTTTTTTTAATAACATCTTTTTTGTAAAATCTAGGTAAATAGTTTTTTCTTAAACCTTTGTTTGCTGAAACAAAATCTAATTTAGATTGTAATTCATCTATTTCTTTTTTAATTCTTAAAGATGAAAAATCTTCATCACCTATTTTAATAGTGTTACTTCCAGATTTTTTTAAAACATCTAATTTACCTTTCCAAAACTCTAATTGTTTTTGAGGCATAATTAAAAACAAACCTGATTCATCAGCTCTATTTCCTATTACATCATAGTAATTTTCTCTAACATTTCTTGCACTTTGTACTATTTCATCAATTTCATGTTTAAAACCATTAGACAAAGCTATAGATATTTCTCTACGAAATTCTGGAAATGATAAAACTCCATCTTTTGAGTATCCAACTTTTTTCATAAACCGAGATACAGTTCCATAATCTTTTCTTAATTCTTTAGACATTCTAGAAAGGTATTTATCATACATATCTTCTACAGATCTCATTGTTGTTATAATTAACGACTTACCTCTAGTAATCTCATTCTCAACACTAATTGTTGTAGCTTCATTAAAAGGTTTAAAATTTTTGTTTTGATATAAAGGTATTTCTAATAACTCTGTTACCATTTCTCTTGCAGATAAAACTTTAGATTGTAAACCTCTAAAAATAGAAGTAAGAGGTGAATTTTCTAAACCTATCATTGTTTTATAAATTTCTTCACCTACCATATCTTCATTATAAGATTTAGGTTGTGCTTTAGGATCTGCTGAAGCTCCACCACTTTTAGCTCCAAACTTTTCATTAGGATCTAAATATCTATAATCTACTTCATCACTATTGTTTAGTTTAGCTGCATTTTTAGAATTAATATTATCAGCTGTTGCTGTATATTTTTCATATCTTCCCATAGATGTTGTAATAGGAAGATTGTTAATTCCATTTAATTTATTAATTAAACCAGGTAATAAAAAACCTGCTCCAGCAATAGCTATTCCTTCATCTAAACTTCTTTCATCATTAATAGATTGTTTTATAGCTTCTTCTGCTGTTAAAGCAGCACCAAACCTAGTAGGGTGCATAAATGTTTTTCCACCTGCTGCAATATCAAATATTTTTTTACCTTTTGTAAACATCAAAATAGATGTTGGATCAGTTAATGCTCCAGTAATTCTTCCAACAATATATAATGGTGCATATATTTCATTAAATTGTTCTCTTTCTAATTTGCTAATCATATGAGCAGTTTCTTCACTAGACTTAGAATCTTCAAAATAATGTAAAAATCCTTCATATTTTTCTAACTGAGGATCAGTAAATCTTGAATACAATTTATCTTCTGGAAAAGATTTTTCTTCTTTAAACATATTTGCCATACTCATAGCAACTACGTTTTCATCAACAAAACCTTTCCCTAGTATAGAAAAAGCATCACCAGGATTATTTATAATAGATTCAAAAAAATATTGTTTAGGTTTTATAACTTTTGTAGGACCTTCAGCAGAAATAGGTTTTATGCCTAAAGATTCTCTAACTATTCCCATTTATTAGTTACTATCTTTACTCATTGTTGTAATATAATCTAATTGAGATTGTTCCATGAACTGGTCATGTAATTCTTTAATAGATTTCCAATCATAATCTTTTTCAACCATATTTGAAATATTCACTCCACCTAATAATTCAAAAATAGGATTTCCTTCTAATTTTTCTTCTACAAATCCTAAAACCGCATCAGATAAACTTCTACTTCCATAAACGCCAAATTGTAAAAATCTATAAATTTCTTTTTGTACTTTAACTGGTAAATTGCTTAACAAATTATCTTGTGAAGCAACATATTTATCTAAATATTTTTCATATACTTGAGGTAATAGTATTGGTGTTTCTCCTGGTCGCATTCCTATATCAGGAGCATCTAAAGTTAAAACTTCATCTCCAAAAGCACCTAAAGGCATTTCATTAAGTAATGAATTAGGACTGTTTGTATATATTTTATACTCTGGTTGATTTTTACCTTCTATTGTTTTGATATTAAATTCATTATTACTTAAAGCCTCCATAATATTTTCTATAGTAGGCAATCTAAATTCACCTTTATCCATATATAAAAATGGCATATTTTCACTTAACCAAACATCTCTATCTAAACCATCAATAACATCTGATTGCTCATAACCTCCTAATAAAGTTTTTATTTGTACTGCTAAATATCTATAACTATCTTCTCCACTATAACCTAATTTAGCTAATTCATTTTCTACTCCAAACTTAACTAATTTACCTTGACCATTTCTATCAGCTAAACTAGATACCGAATATCCCTTGTTAGATAAACTTGTTAAATATTGATAAGTAATTTTAGGTATAGCTTCTGCCATTTGTGTTTTAAATACATCATTATTATCTGAATCTGGATTGTACAATCCTACATCTACATATTGTGGTAATGATGTTTTAATAAATTGTAAAAGATCTGCTTTTACTGTTGGATCAATATCCAAGAAAAAATCTGCAAATTTAGTTTTAAAAAAATCTCCAGGAAGCACAGCATCTGCTACAGTTGCAAATTCTCCTGAAATTCCTAAAATTGCTTTTGTTAATCCACCAAGATCTTCAAAATTTCTTTCACCTTTAGGAACTATATATTCTTTAAAAGGATTTTCTCTTGAAAGATCAGTATTAGGATTTCCATTAAAACTATTCCATAAATCTGTCCATCCAACATTTATTCCTCTAACATTAGCTACATCATCTGCTATTTGAACAGCAAGGTAATCATTTATTCCATTATAAAAATCAGAATCATTTAATATTCCATTAATATATTTTTCATAAGCATCTTTATTGTTTCTTTTTACATCATTATTTTTTTGAAACATTCTTACTAATTCAGGCATACCAATAGCTTCTGTAGTAGGTATTCCTCCTAACGAATCTAAATAAACAAAAAATTCAATATCTTTAACATCAAACTTTCCATTTATATCTGGATTCTCTCCATTGATATATTTATAAAACTGATATTTATCTAATAATATATTAGACTCGTTTTGATCTATTTCAGATTTTGTTGTTATAAATTGAACTTGTTTAAAATCATCTTTAACAAAATCTGGAACTTCACCTTCTTTAAGAACTTCTAAATGAGCTTTTGTTGTATTACTTTGTTCTTCTGGTAATTTTAAATATTCATTAAAAAATGTTTCAGGGGTATAGCTTTCTTCTTTCATATATTCATCTACAATCTCAGCTTTATGAACTTTGTAGTTTTTCATATATGATTTAAACTCATCAATATTTTTAAATGGATTAATTCCTTCTTCTTCTAAAGTACTATATAAAACTCCATAATTAGCTGCATTTAAGTTTCTTCCTTGACCACCTAAAAACTCATACACTTTATTTAAATTTTTGGCTTTTGTTAAAAGTTCATTGTTTTCTGTTTCATATTGTAATTCAAATTGGTCTACTACTTGTGAAGTTAATGTTGATTGAAACGCTATAGACTTACTATTATAACCATTTACTAAATTTTTAAATTTCGTTATTTCATTTTGTTTTTCTAAATTATTATTTCTTTCTGCAAAATCTATTTCTGTTGTTTTTATATTTTTTATGTTTTTTACAATTTCATCACCAACTTCAATAGCATTATTTATTTCTTCTGAAGTCATGTTTTTTTTACTTCTAACAATCTTTCCATCAATATAATCTTGTCTATATTGTCCATATTGTTTTTCAAATAAATCAATAGATTCTTGATCTGACCAATTAACTGACTCAGCTAATGCTTCTATCTGACTTCCATAAAGTAAACTTTCTAGTCCAGATAATAATTTATTAGTTTTTAATTCTTGGTCATATTCACTAAATTCTAAAGGATTTTGTTTTGAATATACTGATAACTGTTTACTATAATCAGTAATGTGAGGTGTTAATGTTGCCATAACAGCTGTTAATGCTATTTGTTTGTTTTCTAATGAAAGACTATCATCATTTAAAATATCTTGAGTTTTTTCAAATGCTAATCCAGTAATTAAATTTTCATTTTTTAAAATATTATCTGATGCTTTTTTATTTAATAACTTTTCTGCATAAGATTTAACTTTATTAAAACTATCTAATGATCTTTGGTCTACATAATTACTAATATAATTGTCAAATCTTTTTGGTGCTTCTTCTAATAGTTTATTCCTATAAGATGTTATTTCTGTTTTCATAGCACTCATATCAGGATTTGGACTATTTAAATATTTTTCGTTTATTTCTGAGTAAAATTTTTCTACATCTGTTTTAAAATTAGTTTTGTATTCCTCATCCATAATTTCAGCTTGAAATTGATTTATTTTAAATGCTGTTTCTCCCATTTTTTGTAAAGCAGCACCAAATTGACTATAAGATGGTTGTACAACTCCTGTGTTTTGATTTAAAAGTGTTGTTCTATTTCCTTTTTCTAAAGCCATTTTTAATCCTTTTTATAATAATCATAATATGCCCATCCATTTAAAGCATACGAACTAGCATCAGCTATTGCACCAAATGTAACTGATTGTCTATCAATTTTTGAATTTACTATTGCTTGGTCATATTTTGATTTTGATAAATTTAAATTTAATCTAATATTACCAATATCTTTAACTGCTTGATTCATTACATCTTCTTGAATTGTCATAAAAGACCTACTGTCATCTAATATACCAGCAGCTCCTGCAATAGCTCTGTTATTAGAAAGTGTAATATTCATTTGTTCCCTTCTCATATTTTCTTCTTGTAAAGCTCTTAACTCAGCTATTTTCTTTTCATCCTCATATCTTTTTGCTTGTTCTGCTAATGCTTGAGATTGTGCTGATGCTTGAGCTAATGTACCTACAGTAGATACACCTGCTGATATCAATAATGCTGTTTCTACGCCCATCCTAATATACTACCTCTAATGCTACACCCAAAACTTTTAAAGGCAAGGGTGCTGTTTGTGTTATCTTTAATGTAGGTTGTCGATCATAACCTAAAAAGAAAAACTCTTTCTTTCCTGTTACTTTATCTACTGCGTTAGCCACATTAAAATCCACTTGTCTTATCACTAAACTTTTAGCAGTATTATCTGCTGCTTGTAAAGCTACATTTAGAGTATCGGACAAATCTATCACAGCTCTAGATATTCTTTTTATCTCACCTGTCAATGGACCTGTATTGACTTCTCTATCTATCGGCATAGTTTCCAGGCTAGGATTGTAGTTAAAACCTAAAATCACACCAGCAGTATGTGCTTCATTAAATGTTACTGTATCACTAGACGTTGTTGTAAACTCTCCTAATGAAAATGTACCATCAACAGCATTAACAGTTTCTTCTGTTAAATGAGCTGGACTGTTATGGACACGACCTGAAGTAATTGTAATTGCAGCATTATCAGCAGGTGAAGAATCTAGTGCCTGGTTTAATACAATCGTATATCCACTAGCTGTAGGTGTAACTGTTTGTATTTCATAACTCCCAGATACTGCATCTATTGTAATAATATCTCCTGTATTAGGAGCAGACGTATATCCATCAACATCTAAACTAGTTCCTGTTTGGCTACCACCATTTACTAAAGGAGTACCTTGTTGATTAACTGTTGTTGTTCCAGAACAATCTAATGTTAAATCATCTTGCTCAGCAAACTTTTCTAATGTGTAGATAGTAGATCCTTCTAATTCTCTTTTACAAACACAGAATAAATTTTCATTTAACGCAGTAATAGATACAAACTCATCATCTGTTCTTGTTGTCCATAATGTCCAACCAGCTATCTTCTCTGCACGTACACTATGAAATAACGCTAGTGTTCCGTCATTGTTAGTAAAAAAAGCAAACTGTTCTGCTCTAGTTGTTGTACCAGTTATCATGGTCATATCTACTGGAGCATTAACTAAATGAGATGCCAAGATAGATATAGATGTAGAAGCATAAGCATTTTCTACATCACTAAATAAATATTCTCTAATCGACTTACCATTCTTCTGTGCATACAATGTCGCACCATCAAAGATAATAGGCTTTGCTCTACTGCAACCATAAGGTGTTTGTCTAAGAAATGTAATGTTAGCTGGTGTAACAGCAGAAGTATCTGTAGATGTAGGAACAAAGTATTCACCACCATCTGTTAGTACTTGTAAGTTTCTTGAAGATACTAAATGTCTAATCTCGTTTACTCTATCACCAGATACAAATACGTTGATAGCTTCATCAGCAAGTCCAGTACCTACATCAAAGTTAAAATATCCACCTACCTGTGATGCTACTACAGCAGCAGGAGCATCTCTAACTCCACCAAAATATAATCTGTTATCATGGAATGTAACAGCTTGAGGATAGCCTCTGACTGTAGATATTAATTCTTCTTCCCAATCTACATGAGGTCCAACACCTCCAGCTACTGTTTCAATAACAGTTCCTATTACTTCTGTAGCAGAATTAAATGCAGTTATTTTAATTTGAGATCCATCTATTTTAATGTAATGACCTACATAACTACTTGTCCATATACCTGTAGATGCAGTTATAGTTCTTCCAGTACCAGTTGCTGAAGTAGATAAAGTTAATGTAACACTTGTATCAGCATATTTATAAAAGGGAGCATGAGTCTTATATGCACCAGATACCACTACATCTTCATCTAATTCAAATGCAAACTCTGTAACTGTAAAGGTACTAGCACTTGTTCTTTTAATCTCTAGTGTGGGATTATCTCTATGTGTCATAAACACCGTATCTCCAAACTGTGCATAATTTAATTCAAATAACTGTGCTTCTGTATAATTTACATTAGCAGTTATATTAGTTTGAATAGCTACTCCATCTGAATCATAAACATCTAATCTTCCATTAGATAAAACAAATACTGCTAATTCATCATTAGAAAAGATAAATGGAATAACTCTAGATTTGCCTGGCAACGTAGCTTTGTAGGTAGTTCCAGGTCTACGCATAATCCCACCTTCATCTAGTAAGTACCAATTACGCAGTGTCTTAGCTCCACTAAAATAAGCTGAAGCATCTGTTCTGGTAATCAATAATGGGTTAAGTTCACCACTTGAAAAGTTAGTGTAAACGGTTCTTAGGGTGTTAGCCATTAGTACCCCCTAGTAGTTAATCTGTTTGTGATAAATCTCTTTGTACTTAGTTTCTTGTTTGTTACTTCTTGGCTATCAGTATTCTTAGCAATTAGTATCTGTCTTTCTGCTAAAGTAGAAAACTGTTGAATCATAGCTGCATCTCTTGCTACTGATCCAGCAAAGATAGAAGCTAGTGTATATTCTAATCCTAATTTAAAATACGCAGGAAACTCTGATTCATCCTGTCTAAATATATAATCAGCAATTAAAGCTGATTGTGAATCATATCCATTGACAAATATTTTATCTCCATACCTAGCATATTCAATAGGTACATCAGCGACTGTAATTGTATTTAACTGTAATAAATCTGGTGAAGTTGGTAATTGATAAGCATATTCATATCTCCCTGTAGGAGCTGCTGCTAATAAAGAAAGTTGTTGTTGTTCAGTAGAGAATCTCCATCTATGTCTGCATAGTATGGATTGAGTAATATTTTCATAAATGTTGGAAGCTACCAATGCTTCTGTTGATCCATCATCAAAAGAAGAAATAGGTTGAGCGCCTATCATAATTAACGCTCTTGCACAAATGTCTACTTTGGTATCTGCCATGATTTAAAGGGGGGAATAAATCCCCCCAATATTGTTATGCAAGTATAACAGTTGTTACTGTAGCTGATGTTGCTGCAGATACAATTAAGATATCTACAACAGCGTTTGAACCACCACTATTAACAATGATTATATCACCAGCGTTTAAATCACCTGTCGCTGATAAAAAATAATCTGCATCATCAATAGTACCGATTGCATCACCATCTGCATAATACCATAGTGAGTTAGAATCTCCCATTTGAGAGATCTTTTTTAGTGGATTAGATGTTTCGTATGCCATTCTCTATCTCCTTATTCCGCACACTTCTGGATTCTTACACCATCACCATCAATTAGGACTGCTCCCATTGACATATATGAAGTTGTAAGGTGTGCTACTTTCTCAGGAATGTAGTTTACTTCAGTTCTTACATCTGAACCTACACCTAAACCTAAAGAAGATTTATGGAAAGCAATAGTGTTTCTGTCGCTAGAAGCGATAGATAAACCACTGAAGCCCATCCACATGAAAGACAACCATCTCTTAGCTGTCATACCACCTTTGTAAGGTAGATCTGCTTCACCGATATATTCAGCTCTTGAGAACTGATCGATATCTAAAAGGTCAGACCACTGTTTTGGACCGACTACCCAGTATCTTTGTCCATCATCTGGCACATCATTGTTACCAAAGATTTCAAAAACATTCTGAGCTTTGTCTAAGTTCATACCAGTAGTTGAACCAGCAGAGTTATTAGCTAGAGCTGTTGCTCCTGCATCAAAAGTATCTGTGATGATTGAGTCAGTCTTACGACCTAAAGCATATGCAGCGTTTTGTGCTACAATGTTTCTCTCATCAATGTTTACTTTTAGTTCGTCTAGTTTGTCTACGTAATCAGCAGCATAAAAGTCTGATAGTGTTGCAGTTACATTTGAGTGAACTGAGTTCATAGCGACAACCTCAGCGTGTCTTGCTTTAGTTGAAGCAGAACCCTTCGCTACTTTTTGGAACTGAACAGTATTTCCTTTTACACCATTGACATTACGCACCATGCTCTTGAGTTTAGAACCCATTCGCTGATAAGCCATGTGAACTTCAGCTTCAAACTGTTTCACAAATGCTTGATCTATTGTTGCTGTCATTGTGTTTTCCTTTTCATTTATTGTTTATTTCCAAGTTGTCGTCATAAACCTTCACTAAGTTATCCATTACTGGGCAAAGTCCAGTTTAAATCGGCTTGTTAGTTGAGATATATTATATTTTTGTGATCTTTACAAGACAAGATGCAGGAAAACTATTGACATCTGCATAGGTATATGAACCATCATCTTCCTTAATATAACTAGCAAATGTCTTAATTACCCTTTTATTTCTTGTATGTATGTATGCTTCAGAGGTAACTAAAGCTGGAGATAAAGATTCCATATCTTTTTCACTATGCCAACCACTATCTCCAGTGGGATCTTCCCATATAATTTTATATTTCTTATAAGGAAACTTAACCATATTTCTTCTGATATAGGTTAGTTACCTTTGCAATATATGCTGGATCTTTCATACCTTCTTTCCAATATCTTGGATCTTTCATCATAGATTGTAGATCTCTTTCATCTAGTTCTACATCTATAACAGTATTCGTATTAGGTAATGGCTTACTTCTAGATAAGCTCATTATTTCTTCTAGAGCTTTAACGCCTTCAGCAGTAGAAGCAAGATTGGCAATAGCATCATAGGCATCAGTAGAAAGATATTTCTTACTCCACAGATCAGCAGCTTCAATGCGTTCTCTTGCGTTATCTCCCAGTTTTGCCATTTCTTCTTGAAGATTCGGTAGACCAGCAATTTCGTTATTAACAAAAGCCGCCACTCCCTGATCGAATACTTCCTGTGATAATCCATTATCTCGACAAATTTGTTGCCAAGACTTAACAAGTTCTTGTTCTGGATCAACTGTGATTTCAACATCTTCTGGTACTTTTGGTAGCCTTACTTCATAAGATTCAGGAACGCTAGATTTTCTTTGGTTCTCATAATCTTCTTGTACTTGTTTGATAAGATCTTCAGTTCGCATACCAAGTTTCTGCTCCAGAGCTTTGTATGATGCACCCAGTTCTTCAACTTTAATTTCATTTCTTTCTGTATCCCAAAATTTTTCTGGAATATATTCTGGTATCTGAACTTCTGAAGTGTTTTCTTGAGATACCTCTTGTGTCGTTTCTTGTAATTGTTCTTCTGTCATTAAACCTCCTTATCAGATTCAATTCTTTTCTTGATGATGAAATATAAATATCTCATTCCTTCAAGATGTCGTAGATGTTCGTTGCTAACATCTCTACCAGCAACGGAATCTACTGTAATGGATTTTAAATAATCCAAAACTTTTTCTCCTATGACAGTACTAAATACTGCTGCCATATCCGAATTAAGTTCTCTTTCTCTTTCTTCTGTACGATAAAATCCATCAATAGATAGATGGCTTCCTTTAGGCTTGTTCTGGAGCTGCTCCCAACTCATTCATTCCTCCTTGTTGTTGTTGCATTACCTGTTGCATCTGCTGAACTACTTGTTGTTGTTCTGCTGCATCTCTAATTAGTTTCTCAGGTAAATTCATTTTCTCTGCTAGGTATCTAGCTACTTCTTCTTGTTTCACAATAAGATTCAATACTTGTGGTCCAAATGTTTGACCTAGTGTTGCATTAAATCTATTGACATCAGCAATATCTTGTTCGTTCTGCGCCCTTGATAATGGTGATTCTGGAATAATTTTGATTTCTTTATTGTTCAATGAAGGTAATTCTATTCTACCTTGCTTCTTTAAAATGTAAATAACCCTTCTAATTAATGGCATAATAAACTCAGACTGTAATCTTCCAAAGGATGATCCAATCTGTCTAGATAGATCTGCCATTCTTTCAGCTACTTCTGTTGCTGACATAGGTGTACCTTTGGTTGGTCCAAGTGTTTCCATATATAGAGCTTTACGAATATTAGCTCTCATATCGTCTAATACTAACTGAGCCACATCAAATCTACCTGCTGAACTAATAGGTACTAATCCTCTAGATCCTGGAGCTACTGGAATAATTGTGCCAGGCACTAATTGAATATTATCTGGATTAATAACTCCGTCATCTTCTAACTGATAAATACCAGAGATATTCATTTGTGCATTTTCTAAGATTAGTTCAATGGTTAAGTTTGTTGTCTTAATAGCTGACATAGCATTAAACACTGGTCCACGACCATACACTTCACCACTTGCTTTGTTCCATCTAAATGTAATAAAGGGATTAGAACCTTGTCCTTCAAACTGATCTTCAAATATTATTTGTTCATGATCTTTGACACAAACAACATAATCATAAACTTCTTTATTTGGATCTTTATAGTTTCTCATTGTACCTTCAATAACAGTACACTTAGCATCTGGCTCATTTAAAATCTTATCTTCTAAAGTATCTAAATCAGCATCTGGATATAAAATTTTAATATCACCTAATCTGATTTGACGTTTTCTAAATACACAATCAATTCTATTATCTGGTCCAGAGTTTAAATAAACATGAGGTAATGGAATAGAATTAAATATAATAGGGTTAGTTGAGTTACCTTCATTCACTAACATCACACCAGTACCAATCGCTAGATCCATAAAAGATTCATGGACTTCTTGATTAAAGTTAGAAGCATGAAGTATCTCAAATATATAATTAGTTATTTCATCTAACTGTTCATCTACTTGGGGAGCTATTTGAGGTGGTATCTCAATACCTGCTTTTAAATTAATCCATCTACCAAAGGTAGGAGTAATACCTGCCTGTAGTCTTGATGCAAATTCTTGAATACCTACAACAGCAGTTTCATCGAAGATTCTATCTGTTCTTTTTTCTCCAGGTGATTCATCATAAAAGGCTTCTCTGCCTGGCATTGTATATTCATAGGCTTCTTCAAACTTAGGAATCCAATGTGTCTTTAACTGTTCTGCATGACTAAATCTTTTTAGAAATGTTTTAGAGTTCATGACTCCTGTATGAGGAGCTGATCTATAGTTAAAACTATACATTAAGCCATTCCACCACTAATTGTTCTGCCTCTAATTTGGAATAAAGATCTTCCTTTTGTTGCTGAACTAACTAATGATCCTGCTAATTTTCTTTTTCTTTCTGCTTCTGCTTCTGATTCTGCAAATTCTTCTGTTGGTTGAGTTGTAGTTGTTGTTTGTTTACTATCATTTCCACTATCACCAAATTGAAAAAAACCAGTTCCTTTTACTGCATTAAATAAAATTGCACCAGGAGTAATTCCTTTTTCTATTATTGTAGGTATTAATCCTTTAACTGGTTCTGGTTGATAACCTTTTTTCAAATAAGGAACAGATGGTGCTGTTCCGCCAAAAGCAGCTCTTTCTATATCTTTTCCAAGTTCTTTTAAGGTAGGAGTACTCGCAACAATTCTTGTTGGATCTAATACTGTAGGAGCTGGTTGAACACCTCTACCATAATTTAATGCTTTTTGAATTTCTGCTTCTCTTGCTTTTGAAGGTTCATCTAATTGTTCTAATCTTCCCATAGTTTCTAAAGAAGTAGCTATTCTTGTTGTAGCTCTTTCTGCTTCACTCATAGGTTTTGTTTGATCAACAGTTTTTGGTTGAGATGATTTAATAATATCTGTTACTTTTTTACTTCCAGAAAATAATCCACCAGTGTTAGTAACACCAGCTACTGTTTTTCCATCTTTAGTTAAAACTGTATCTTTTTTCTCATTTAATTTATAACCAGCTTTTTTTAATTCTGCTTCTTGATTAGCAAATGCACCTGTTGTTGTTTTAGTACTTGCTAAAATAGCTTTTTGTCTTTCAACAGCAGCTGTTCTACCTTCAGGTGTTTTAAAAGATTCGTATGTTTGAACTGGAGTTTTTCGAGCTTTACTTTTGCTTCCACCACCACCAGATGTTGATTTACTAGATCCCATTAATCTACTTGTTCTCCTTCTTGATAAAATCCACGACCACCAGCTCTAGCAAATAAAGATCTTTGACCTAACTTACCAGCTGCAAATCTTTTCTTTCTTTTTTCTTCAGCAGCTTCTTGTTCTTTCTTAATACGTTCTTCTTCTTCACGTTGTTCTTTTAACTGCTTTTCTAGCTCTGGATCTGGTTTATATTTAGGTGTTCTTAAAAATCCCATTGTTCACAACCTTGTTTCTTTAAATATTTATATAACTGATAAGGAGTAATAATCAACCTATTTATTCCTAGTACTCTCATAACCACAGTAACACAAGAATGTTCTCTTAACCATGCTGCTTGAAATAATCTCCATTTATGGCGAAATGTCTTACATTTTAAAACAACACCTTTGTTTTGAATAACATAAGCTAACATTCCATCTACTTCTACACCTTCTAAAATATTTAAATCTAATCTTCTATGAATATGCTCTATCACTAACCATTTATCTTTTTTTGGGTAATAAGCAAATGCTCCACAATGAGCCATCCCTTTTTTTCTAAATCTATGATACCACTCATGATTAGGTGGATCATAAAAAAATACTAACCATTCCTTCGGAAAATATCCCACTTCTTCCTCCTGTTCATGGAACTACGATCAAAGATATTCCAGTTTTTATAAGCATTAGCTACTTGTGGTCTAGCTGGACCTACAGTTAATGATCTACCTTCACCAGCACCTAGCATCAAATATTGTAGTGCATCATGTACATGAGAAAACTTATTCTTGTTGGGTTTATCTTCATATCTTTCTCCAGAAGTTTGGATTCTTCTATAATGATATCCACCTAAGAATCCTTTACGTAAAGACTTACAAGATTTATTTAACAAAAAGCCAGGCTTTCCATCTACCATTCTATTCAATGCAGTTTCTACTGATTCTATTCTGAGTCCTACATCATTGGATGGTGCAGGAAAGGCTTGGATGCCTTGTTGTCTAAGTATCTGAAACGGAGTTGTTTCATCTGTCTGTGCCCTAAAATCTCCAGCAGGATCTCCAAATATTTTTAAATCTTTATCAGCACAATGTTTAATAATCTCATGCTTGAGTAATTCACTAAACTTAACTGTACCTATATCAAAACAAACGAGTTCATGCAGGATTAACCATCTACCATCTGGTAGCTTCTGACCAAAAACAGCAGAAGGTGTAAGACCGAAGTCTAATCCAATATAAACAGTAACGGGTGCAAAAGGTACTTCTTCATCTGCTAAGTGGACATCTTCTCTAAAGGATGGATAAACTAATTTACCATCTTCGATTGTTCCTAATTTATTTAAAACATAAACGTCAATCCAAGACTTAGACTTTCCTCGTATGATATTTGGATAGTAATCTGGTGTAACATTTTGAATATTTTCTGCATCACTGTTAAGTTCATAACCTTTAATTTTATCGTTTTCTTTTTTCTCAATCATACCTGGAGGTTGTACAAAAAATTTCCAGTTGTCTGGTTTGACTAACATAATAGATTCTTCTTGGCTCATATGATCTGGCATAGGAACTTCACCAGACATAATAGACCACCAGTGATCTTCATCAGGTGCGTTAGTATCTGCTATGACACCATACCATGTAGGTCCACCATCTTTCATTGAAGGAAATCTACCAACACGCATTGTACACGCATCCACAATAGATTTAGGAATTTCTCTTGCTTCATTAATCCATACACCAGTTAATTCTAAAGACAATAGTTTCTTGACATCTTCTGGTCTATCTAGTGCTAGGAAGATAACTTCTAGTTCGACATCACCTACATGAATGTTATGGGTAAAAGGAACAGAGTAAGCAAAGTTACCAAATGAATTTTCTGGAAACCAATCTAACCATGTCTTGATGGTCGTTGTCTTTAACTGAGGGTTGGTATTTCTAATGACTGCCCATCTAGATTTACGTTTACCATCTGGACCAGGTTCTTGTTTTAAGGCACGTCTAAATATTTCAATACAACAAGATACAGACTTCCCTGATCCTACTGGACCACGTAATCCTCTAAAGAAGGAATCATCCTTCATAAAGGTTTTAACGATTGTACCTGGAGCTTTATAGTTAAGTTCTGTCAAGCAATACCATTATCTACAGATCTTTTGATTAACTTGTAGATAGTTTCTGGTAAGAGGGAGTCTATAAATTTATCGGCTTCATGGTCCGAGAATCTTAGATCTTTAGGATAGTGTTTGAAATGTTCCTTCTTCACTATCTTACGAAGTCTTTGACGATCCTCGTAAGATAGCTCCTCTGCGTACCTCATGTTTAATTAAATAATATACCTGCAATAATTAATAAAGCAGCACAACAAATAAATATCTTTGCATTTTTGTTGAGTTTATTCCATTGAGTTTTTAACCAATCCATTACTTACCATAACCTTTCTTCATGGTCATTTTCTTGCCAGACTTCTTAGCGTCTTTCTTAGCAGCTGCCATTCCAGCTTTGGTATATGGATATTTTTTCTTTCCTACATTAGGCATTATGAAACCCTCCTAAACGGTTTTACTTTAGCGGCAATAGACTTAGGTTGTTTAACAAATTGTTTCCCACTCTTACTGCCTTTTCTCTTAGCTCTAGTTGTAGCTGCATATTCACTAGCAGTCAATGACTTGATCGCAGCTTCTGGTAAGTAGCGTTCACCAGTTTGACTGGATGGCTTTCCAGATTTGGTTCTCCATTTCTGTTTGGTCCATGCCTTCAAACTTTGTTGTGGCTTCTTCATCGATAGCCACCACCCTTTGCTTTATATTCTTTGGCTAACATCTGAGCCTTTCTAGCAGACCACTGTCCAGGCTTTCCTCCTTTACCTCCAGCTTTAATTCTTTCAAATAAACTCTTTCTCATTCCAGGCTTGGTATAATTACCTGCCTCATTGACTTTACTTACCATTTGACTTTATCTGCCCAATAGGCAGCAGACATATTCCCTCTAGCTATATTTCTGGCATGTCTAGCTTTAAAAGACTTTCGTTTCATTTTCATTCTTTCAGATTCACCAGGTTTCGGTTTACCTGCTGTACTAGCTCCCTGTTCTCCAAATCTAATTGTTTTGACTTTAT